TAGGGCACGTGGACAGTGGTGTAAGACGTGAGAGAAGTAGAGCAATTGAAGCTCTTGCGAGCACAGCACGTGATGTTTCAAGAACAGTTAACACTGGTGGCGAAACAATCGCAGTTGGCGAGTTCGAACCGCTTACGGTCTTCCCAGATCCCACACATCTCACGGGTGCATCACTGCCCGGCACAACTCCTGTCGTAGCAAGAGGTCTTGTTCTCGAACGCACAGGAGCAACGCCAGATCCAGTATACCAACATGCACCACGCTCTCTAATGAGGCAACAACAAAACGCACCACGTCGTGGAACAGGTGGTGGCAACCGTTTGAATGCTCCAGACACCCCACAACCGAGCAGTGGCACAGATGCCACAAATAGCTCTCTTTCAACACCAACAGGTATGAGTGACCTCGTTGGACAACAAGCACAGCTTGACAACAATAACAATGCCAATCTTGGCAATCAGGGCGATGGTGCAGAGCCGGCACCTGTTGGAGTATGAGTTACAAAGCTGAGGTGCTCAGCCGCGTAACTGAGCTAGGCGCATTGGGGGAGTTCCTCCTTCATAAGCTTAGAAGGTGTGATTTTGAATCAGTTGGTGTTTGCGAATTTTGTAGTGATTCACTGTCCGGTGAAGATGTGTTAGATACTGATGTAGAGGTGGGCACGCGGGTACGTGTTGCTCCGGAGTTAGCGGCTTTTGTGGCCAGACAACGACCAAAGGTCAATTGTGGTAGCAAAAGGTATACAAGAAATAAGAATAACAAAAGTAAAAAGTTAGATAATAAGAAAACAAATAAAAATAACAATAGTAGTGTGACAAGTGTTCATATTGATAGAGAGCCATATTTTGGCAACAACGAAAACAGCCGTGGTGTCGCAGACGGCTTGAAGGTGGTAGACAATGAAAGGAGAGGCACGTGTAGTTTGTGTAGTGCTGCCAGATCTAGTGAAATTGCATGGTTCACGAAGATCTCGACAGGGCAGCCGACACAAGAGAGCGAGAAACGTAAGGTTTGCCTCAGCCGCATTACTTGTGGTTTTCCTTTCACAGGAGATGTTGTCGAACAAGTTAAGTATGTCAATGATTTGTTTGATGCAGGTTTGCAGATGGCAGCAGTCGCGACGAGTGTTTTGTTAAGTCGTGTTTCTGCTCAGTTGGCTGTTGGTGGCAACGTCGTTAAAGATTTGGTGCGTAGTGCGCTGTGCGTAAAAGAGTTGGATGACTATGTCGGTGAGCGGTTGGACTTTGGCGTTGTAGGAGCAAAGTCTGATTTGTTCGTCCAGAAAGGTGACAGGATTGCGGCGATAAAGCAGAATGTGTATTTTGATGATGTGGTACGCTCTCTTGAGAAGCTTAGCCCCGTACTGTATGATGCTTGGTGCTCTGTGGGTTCGCGTGTGTTTGAACTAACGAATGACCAAGCAGCATGTGCAGTGATACATAGCTACTGTCTGTACAATGAGATCGGTATTGATTGTCTGCCGATTACCCTCAGTGCTCTCAAGGACCCTGCAGGATGCAAAAGTTTGACTACTGTTCTGAAAGGTTTGGGAGCGAACAATAGTCTGCTAGGTGCAATGCTGACTGAGATGCAATCGATGCAAGGTCGCGGAGTCGGGCGTGTTGATCTTAAGCAGGAGGCTCGTAAGAGGTGTGTGCCGTCTGCTAGGATTTCGTGTCCTGACATGTTTACCGATGCTGAGTTGGTTTCTGCTTTCAAGAGGATATTAAGTGATGAACTCGATTTGAACGCGTACCGGCCTGTTGTTGATGATGATGATTGGTGGTCAAAACGGTGGTTGTGGTGTGTTAATGGTTCGCATAATAAAAGTATTGGAAAGTCTGACAAGACCCTGGCGTTTGATTGGAAGGGTCAGGTACACAGGCGAGTAGCGGCTGAGATGTGTCAAACTGATCCAACAAGAGACTGGGATGGCATCACGTTCGTTTCTGCTGCGGAGAAGTTGGAAGCTGGCAAGTCTAGGCTGCTTCTCGCATGCGATACACGTCACTACTTTGCCTTCCAGCATCTAATGGCGCCAGTCGAGGGAGCGTGGCGTAATGAGCGTGTTTTGCTGGATCCAGGGGCTGGC